GAATTCCCAGATACAGACGAAGGTAAATCGCAGGCCCGCAAATGTTACAAGGCGATGTCCATCGAATGCGGAGAGTTAGAGGCATTTTACAAGAAAAAGCAGGAAGAATCGGAGGGGGTTAGTAAGTAGGGATAAGGAGGGGATATGCGGAAGTGTAACGATTGCGGTACCAAGATCAGCAGGGCGCGTTTGGCGGCACGGCCGAATGCTACCCTTTGTCGTGACTGTCAGGAAATAGAGGAGAACAGCTGGCCTGCGTGGTACAAGCCGCCGGTACGTGCTACCGCAATGGCGGTGCTCTCGGAGGATGACGACAGCACTCGCTTCATCGAGGAGGGCTGGCAAAGCGAAAGGCCCGTGCTGTGAATTGGACACCTGGACCGTGGGAATTTGGTGTGCGGCGCGATGGAAGTATTTGGCTCTCGTTGGGGGAATCCTGCTACTGGGCCGCATTATCAAGCCGATCTTTGCGCCAGCGTGGCCGACGCGCGGCTAATCACAAACGCTCCGAAACTGTATCAAGCCGCAAGTGAGGCGTTGGACTATATGCGATTACACAAATACGCCGATCAGGCATGGGCGGATGATCTGGAAACCGCTCTCGCCAACGCTAGAGGAGAATCCAAATGAGGCGCATATGGTGCCGCTGGCGTCACAACGATATCTCTCGGCCGATACACGGGCACTATCTATGCTGGCAGTGCCTGTTGTCCTGGCCAACGAATTGGGAATAACTCGGAGGATAAATGAAAAGACTGCTGCTATTCACGTTAACGCTCGCCGGAATCGCCGGCGCGCAAACCACACCACAACAGTTTACGGGCATCCATTACACTGGATCAGCATGCCCGACTTACATCAATGTAGTCGGGTATTACACCACTAACGGAGAGAATAACTGCTCTTACGTGGGGAATATCACCACCGACCCGAACGCGGCTTATGCTTATCTCACGGATAACACTGGCACCGTGTTCCCGTGCACGACCACCGAGCCAAAGTGCATCAATCCCTATATGCCGCCACCGTCAGTCAACCTGAGCGGCCCATGGACGGGATCAGCTAATTGGGACAGCGGCGGCGGGTTTACTGGCAATGTCCCTATTGCGAGCGGCACATGCTATGTGACTGGACCGATCTTTTATACCAGCACTTTGGCTGTCTATACTGTTCAGTGCTCTGGAGTCGACGTCTCTAGCAATCCGATGTCGAAGATGCAAAAGTACAGCAGCACGAAGTCACTCGGGCGGTACTGGCAGCCACTAGTTATGTACAACCAGTACAACAACCCTAGCCAATGGGGCAATCTGGCGTTCTACGTTCCATACCCTGATCCGCCGGCAGGTTCCAATGTCGTTGGCGGCGTGGACGATGGGCCAAGTGACCACTAGAGGTTAGCCAAATGAAGGTCTGGATGTTAGTCGGCGTCTCAATTCTAGTTGCCACACTGGCAGCTCAGACCTTCACCACCATCAATCTAATGGGCGTAAGTCCATCAGGCGCCGTGGTGGTGGAGCAAGTCACGATAATCTCGGGGTCCACACCACTGCCCACAACGGTCATAGCGGCGGGAACCTGCGCATTGGCGGCCACAGCGGCAACTAGCCTGGCTAGCTCTGATGTCATCATTGCCACATTTGCGTCTGACCCAGCGATGGTTACTGGGTACCTTGCTGGGCTTAGCGTTTATTCGTTCCCTAGCCAGAATTCGGTGAACTTCGAGGTCTGCAACATTTCGGCTTCCGCTATCACGCCTGGGCCACTGACTCTCAACTGGAAGGTGTTTAAGTGACCACTGAAGAACGTAAGAAGCGTATGTATGAAGCCGTAAAACGCTGGCGTGCTCGTAATCCTGAGAGGTGCCGACAGCTCAGGCGCGAATCAGACCGGAGGCTATACGGTACGATAAAGGCACTTAAATTAGAACGAAAGGAACGAAACGAAGGAAAATCATGAAAACGTTAATGTTGACTTTAGCGCTCAGCCTGTGTGCTGCCGCGCAAAACGTAGTTGGCGGAGTCGATGACTCCCACGGAGTTTTTATCGGCGGTCCAACTGACCAGCCTACGATTGTCAACCATTCCGATAAGCCGATCCTGGCTTGGGCTGTTAACGAGAACTTTGCTGGCTATAGCGAGGCAAACCTGAACCTGGACATTAATAGGCTGGCCAAGGGCATGGTCATGCCAGGAGAAGAGCATTCACTGGGGATATCACAATCGTTCTTTACTAATCCTGGCGGACGCGATCAGGTTCTTGGCTATTCTCTCGTGGCGGTGCTATTTGCCGACGGGTCTTTTGTGGGAACTGACTATTGGCGCCAGGAATTCACCAGCCAGCTCTACAAATGGAGAAGCGTGGCACGTGACTTTCAGTATCTTTCCGACAAGTACAGGCTTATGGAGGAAGATCGCAATATGGCCAGGGAGCACGGTAAGCGGATTGAGCGAGGCGTAACGGCTCATGTGCTGCTGGTAATCAGGGAGAACGAAGGAGAACAAGCGGCTGACGCGGCGCTCGCGCGCCTGGCTTCATTGCCAGATGTGAAAGGAGAAAATCAGTGAAAACAGCTATCGCATTGTTGTTCTTGGCGCTTGGCCTTGCCCATGCGCAGGGATGTCCCACATACAGCCCAGATGTCTGGCTATGGAATTACACTGGAGATCAGGCCATTGGGGGCACGCTACAGCTCTACCAGACCGTCCAAGTACAAGGCTCGGCATATACCTCTAACGGCATCCCGATGCCTGGGTTTCCGTCGCCCCTGCCGCCCTGTACCTGGACTACGCCGTGGGGCCGTACGGTTGGGGGAGTACTGGGGATACAAAATATCACGCCACAATGCAATGGGATCAAATTCTCGCTTGTGTCATCTGGATTTTCTGAGCGCTCGGATAGCAATCTGGACCATATCGAGCAAACAGGATGGGCCTGGGGCTCTAATCCTGGCGATGGTATGACATCAGCAGTTCAATCCAATCAGGAAGCCGGATCACTATTCGGGGACATAGGCCGGAGCGCAAACTGGGGCACGCCTTACAGAATCACAAATGTAGAAGGCTTCTGTAACAACACATATAAAATTTAGATCCCCCAGGGGAAGCCCCGTGACTGCCACCTAAGTTCCGTGGGGGAAACTAGGCACGCGGAAGCGGGGCGAAAGGATTACATGAACAGGACCGGACATAAAGGGTGTGTGGAGAAGCTAACCCCAAAACGTGTTGCCTTCTATGGCCGACATCGAATGGGGCTTGAAGAAATGATTGGCCGGCGGTTCGGCCTATGGACGGTTGGGGCTATCTTGGATCGCAATAAATGGGGCCAGCGTTTGGCCGCTGTGGTGTGTGATTGCGGGACGAGGTCTACAGTAACCGTCAAACATTTGCGGAATGGGGACTCCAGCTCATGTGGTTGCTGGAAACGGCAGACTACCATCGAGCGATCCACAAAACATAAGGCTTGCGGGTCATTGGAATATAACGCCTGGGCGGCCATGAAACAGCGATGCCTGAACAGTAAGACATACGGCTATCCATGGTATGGGGCTCTTGGGGTAACGATTTGCCAGGAATGGATCAATGATTTCTCTGCATTCCTGCGCGACATTGGTCCAAAACCGAGCCCATCTCATACTTTGGATCGCATTAACCCATTTGGGAATTATGAGCCTGCGAACTGTCGATGGGCTACATGGTTGGAGCAGGCCAGGAATAAGAGGAAATCACGTGAATAGGACTGGGCACCGTGGGAGAGTAGATCTGAACCATGCGGCAATTATCAATGGGCTGCGCCAGGCCGGCATCGCGGCGCATTCCATCGCCTCTGTAGGTGATGGACTGCCCGATATCCTTGCTGGCTTCCGGGGCGTGTGCATGGTCCTAGAAGTTAAGCGCTACAAAGAAGGCCCCACCGAGGCCGAGAGAGAATTCGCTAGTAGATGGCCTGGGCCTTATGCGATCGTTACCAGCCCGAATGAGGCTGTTGAGGCGGTCCTTGAGCACGCTAGAAGCTGTGGGAGGGTATGAGGGTTATGGCAACTGATCGGACGGCGGCGCAGTTCATTATAGGGTCTTCGGTCGGACTTGTAATGGGAGCATCGCTTGGATTTCTGGGCTGGTGGGCGCCCCCGCTTATCGGCAGCCTTTTGGGTATAGCGCTGGCCTTCTTGGCATCTTCTAGAGAAAAGAAAAACCCATGAAAGCACTAATCCTATCGTGGACGCTGTTGATTGGCTCCGGCGGCCTGACTTGGCGCTATGCGCGGGCCGGCAATACCAAATGCGACATTTCCAAGGAGGGCGCCCCCTGCAGCATGAAGAGCTGCGCCCATCTGGCCAAGAAGCAGCCATGGTGTTCGCCAAAGTGCCATAAAGATTGCTGTTTCTGCCCTCGTGAAGGGCGGAATAGCTGCAATGGGCATAATCCGGAGCAGACACCGAGCCCCGAGGAAGAATAAAAGAAAGGAGGAAGCATGCCAAAGCAATTTTTGGATAACTACCCGGTCACTGGCGTCATTGAGTACTTTACCAATGCGCCTTTGAACCAAGCTCAACTAGTGCTGGATATTGTGACCAATCTGATGTCTCAGCGCGGGCCGAAGCTGAACAAATCCCCCAGGGCGCCACGCGGGCGCAAGGCGAAGCCAGCTATGGCGGTCGGAGCGGCGGCCGAATAAAACATTTTCAGTGGAAATGTTGCAGACAAGTGCCTGATATGATAGATTGGAATTCTGGGTACAGCTCTTTGGCTAGCTACCAAAGAGTCCAGAATTTCACCCGTGCTCGGTCGGGGCCTCCCTTGTGGCTGCCGACCGACACGGGATAACAAGGGGAAATCGAATGAATTGGTGGCGCGCTCATCACGGGATCTCTCATGATGCAAAGTTGTGTCTAATCGCGCGAGTGGCTAAGGCCAAGAAGTGCGAAGTCGGTTGGGTTTGGATATCGCTCCTCGACTATGCTTCGCAAAATGAAGATAGGGGCAGCATCGAAGGACTAGACGTCGAGCAGCTTGCCTTTCAAACTGACGTTCCGATACTGACAGTGGACCGGATCTTGGTCGCCATGAGTGAGCGCGGCATGCTGACCGATTTTAGGGTGGCTGCTTGGGTAAAGCGGCAGTATGGCGACGTATCCACGGAGCGCGTAAAACGCCATAGAGAAAACAAAGCACTTAATGCCAAATGTAACGGTATGAAACGCGATGAAACAAATGAAACAGGCCATGAAACGCCTGTAACGGTTGAAACTCCCAGAACAGAACAGAACAGAACAGAACAGATACAGAACAGAACAGACACACACACAGAAGCGGTGGGTGTGCGTGAGATGCCGCGAGCAGCAGACCTTCAAGGGCAAACCAGCCAGCGTTCCGTGGAATTTGCAGATGCTTACCCCGAGCAGTCAGACCGGGCGAGCACTGTACGGGAGTATCTCTCGCTGGTGACGACGGAAACCGAAGAGGCATGTTTTGCCTGCCTGGAACGCTACAAGCGTAGCGATCAGGTGAAACGTGGGGTGGTAATGGCCGGCTGGAAGTGGCTGCGCCAGCAGTATGAGAACAAATGGCAGGGAAATTGGGCAGTGGCCCGCGATTCTCCCAAGAGCAAATCAGAGGAACGGGCCGCGGAATATGCGCGAATGAGGGAACTGGAGGAACAAAGGAAACGAAATGCCTATTAATCGTGAAATGGCCTTTAACCTAGCCGGGGAGCTTACCACTATTCCTGAAACTCCTAGATCTGAGGAAGCTATTCGGGCTATCGCTCGGCATTTGGAATCGCTATGTTGGAACGAATCAGAAGCCCGCTGGCTTGTGAACGAGGCGCAACTGAAATGGGAATCTTGGCGCGGCCCGCATCGCTTGGCGGAAATGCTTTATGACCGGCGCAACCCGGAGATTCCCCCGTCTAATCAATACAAACCGATGCCGCCCCCAGAGGCCCCGACTTGCAAGCTTTGCGGTGATTGGGGCCACCTGGACGATCCAAAATCTAAACTCCGCGTGTGGTGCAAATGCGAAATGGGCGTGTGGCAGGCCCAAAGACATCCTGGTTTAGTGGAAGCCCTAAATCGCTTTAAAACCAGAAATGGCAATTTCTCCAAGCCGGTAACCAAAACGGAAAGCCGGTCCACGCCTGACTGGCTCAAAACATTTACGGAGGGCTACAAGTGACTTGCGATCACATGCTTGCATACTTCGATGTGAAGGCTGGCATTTGCCGGCTATGCCGTTCGGAAAGGCGCCGTGGCAGCAACACTAAAAAGGCGCGATTGGAGCGCGTGGCCGCAGCGATGCGCGCGTATTACTTGACTCATGGCAGGGGCTGCAAGAGCACGGCGCGGGCGATCGCGCGCCGGCAGGGGGCGGCATGAGGTATCAAGGCGAATACATCTGCCCCACTTGCGGCCTCGGTTCGGGGGATCTAAAGCCGGAATGTCTAGCCTGGATTCAGTCACGGCTGGGGGATTCCTGGAAACTTCTGTGTGATATTTGCGGTCGGAATTTCTTGGTAGTGGAGCGGCGGCAGGGGGCGAAATGAAAATATACCCACTAGCGATATGGACTTGGCGAGGGGTTTACGCGGCTTCATGGGGTCACCACTCATCGGAATCATTCGCGAAAATACTACGGGAACAGTGGGGAATTGATGCCAAGACCAGCCAAATCCGCCACGGATATGCGCGCGTGGGGTTTGATGGAGAAAGCGGGAGATGCTGTCTTTATCCAGCCAAAGGGCCGGGCCGCGGCGTGCGCCCAACAACGGAATGGGAGCGAATATGAGCTGGGGCTGGAGTCCAGGATTCTCGAAGATGTACCCGCCACGGCTGGAGCAATGCAAGACGTGCGGCTGCGATTACATGAAGAACAGCCCGACGCATATACGCTGTTCGGCTTGTGCTAAGGTGGCCAAGCGGGAGCGAGACATCAAGAGCGACGAGCGGGTCAAGGCGAGGAGGGGGAAATGAATATCAAAAGCTTTGCAGCACGGCACCGACTCAAGGTGCGCCTCGATGAATGCGGCGACCAGGTTATACCTGGGAAACGGGGTCACATGTACTTCGATGACAATCAGCTTTGCCTGATGGTCACTGACGGCGCGCCGGCGCATCAATCTCGCTGGGCCGCCTTGGGCGGCAAGCTTTGGATGGGCGATATCGGCTCAACTGGCCGAGGCCATCGTGTCCAGGATGTCAAAATCACTGGCATCCCGCCCGAAAATGCGAAAGCGGCCATTCGGATAATCCGGGCACGGGCGAAACGCCTCTTATCCCCAGAAGAACGCCAAGCACTTCGGGCCAGGATGCTACATGCTCGCGCATACCTGAATAAACCGCATCCAGCGGCCGTAGAATCCATCGGAGAGCCTGAGGTGGGCTCGTGATACCACCAAACAAGAAAAGGGCGATTTTGATGCGTCCTAGATAGAAGATTGCAGCCAAAGAGGCCGGCGGGAAGGTGCAATGAGGAAAATCGACCAAAATGATCCAACCGTATGCCAAGTCTGCGGACAAAGCGAAGAGAATGCCGAAAAGCCTTGGCGGGCGCGCGTGGCGGAACTGGAGGCGGCGTTGGGGATTCTGTATAAAGACTGCAAATACGGAGGATTCCTAATCTGGCCAATAGTTGAAGGGCAAGTATGTGCCGTATTGGCGTCCGATTGGTCCGCTAATGGGCAGGGTTTGGAGCGCAAATGAAACTGATTCTGCTACTGTTGTGCGCATCGGCCTTCGCGCAGGAGTCGCCCTTGATGGAATGTTGGACGGTGCTGCCAACGCGAGGTAATGCGCCGGGCACCGCCCATCGGACCTGTATCACGATCACATACCTATGACACATGCACAGGTTGTGCTTAAGCCCTGCAAAGGCGCATGTCCCGCGCTGAGTGCTTCTTGCCGCATTTGGGGCACTTGCGCATAACGGGAGGCCGGCCGCCCTTGCACTGCTCCGGTGCTCGCCGCCGTGACAATTCGGACATCACGGCGGCTATGGTTTCAGCGGATGGCGACTTCATGGGCATACATTTTTGTGATTCGACCAGGCGCACCGGCAAACCGCGATGAGCTCATCGCAGTCTTCGCACCTTGCGTCGCGAGCTGTCTCCAGTAAATCCAGGACGAAGCCGGCTACTTTGCTGGAACTGTGGGGATATAAGTGCATTGTTTGCACGCTGTTATAGGTTTTGGCGTCGCGCAAGCAAGAAACCGCTTGATCGAGCGCCGTTAAGGCCTCATCCAAGAAGCGAATCGCTTCGGCATGAGATTCTTTGGGAGTACAGCACTCCAGATCCATCGGCGGCACGGTCCATTTGGGTGTCATGCGTATTCTCCATACTTGTTCGGTGTGAAAGCTTTTCGGAACTCTCGGTCTGCGGCCGCATTCTCGGAGCTTCTGTACACTTCGGTTGCCCGCGTCACTAGCTCGTCAAGGTACGCGATGTGCGTTGTTTCGAGACGATAGACTCGTTGCCCGACACGGACAACTACATCAATCCAGGCTATGGGGCGTGATGTGTTTGCCCACGCAATTGCTTCTTTAATTGTCTTAAAAGGCTTCATTTCTCCGGCTCCTTACATTGAGAGATCAGGCGGTCGGGAGACTCTCTGTCGGGGTCCGTGCTGCGCGGGGTGACCTCGGCCGGCTTCGTCGTCCGGGCGGTCTGCTCCAATCCGCTGTTCCCCTCGGTGCCCTCTCCGTTCCGCCTTGTCTCTCTCTGTCTCACACCCCCAGTCTCCCACCAACTGCCGCTGTTTGTCAAGCGCTCCTCTAAAATATCTGTGGAAAACCCCAAGATTTGCGTCCAAAATGATTTTGTGCTATTCGTGGGGTGAGGAGTTTTCGGCGCATCGGTTTGTGTATGCGTCGGGCACGCGCACCCGGCACCACGTGAAGTTAGGCGTGACCGCGGCAGGCTGAGACCTGGGAGACACGCACGTACAGACACGAAATAGGCCTGGTGTGTCTACTCGACTCTTTTTCGGGTGCCTGAGCCACCTATGGGGGGACTTGTTTCTGTGTCCAAGCATATGCAAACCAAGCAAAGAGAGTCTGCAGAACGCGGTAACTCTGCCAGAGAGCGCTCTTTAGCTTATGCTTACGGTACGCCCCTACCAGCTAAACCAAAATACAAGACGAAGGGCCTAAATATATATATGGCGGGCGGAGTCGATAAAACCAAAATCAGGCGTAAGCCCAAGCATGAATGGGTCGCTTGGTCTCCAGAACAAAAAGAGCGGCGGCGCACCAAGTATGGCTGGAATAATTACACCTGGAGCGCCGAGCGGGCAAGAGTGCAAGCCTTAGCCGATGCAGCGGCCCCCAAAACTAAAGCTTCTCCGGCCACTGACGATGGATTGCCACCGTGGGGACAGGGGCGGGCTGAACCCGAGGCTATACTCTAGATGCCGAGCGAGCAGGAAATAATCGAAGCCGGTCGCGCTGCTCTGGTGGCCCTGATCCCCGAAGCAATTGAGACGGCCGCCACGGTCATGCGTCGGCCAGGGAGGAATGCTCAAGCCCAGATTGCGATAGTCAAGACCATCCTGGATCGCGCTGGTCTGCCGGCGGTGGCTGAGACTAAGATCGGGGACCACAAAATAACCGTGGAGTACACCATTGCCGAGGAGCTCCGAGCGGCCAGGAATGCCAGGTTAGCCGCGGTGCCGAAAGTGATTGATTCCAAATGAGAATAAAGGCAGCATGGGACAGCGGGCCGTATGGATATTTCTATCGGCCCGAACGAGAAGATGACAACCACCCTGACGTGTTCGAGGCAGATGAGGCGCTATTGACCCGATACTATGAAGCCGAGAAGGCTTTAAGGGAAGCCGAGCTTAAGCTGATAGAGGCTCATGATGACTATACGAGAAAGAAAAGTTGAAGAGCGGCTCTTGACCCTAGAAGCCTACCTGCAGCTAATCCTGGCGCGCATCAACCAGCTTGGGAAGTATGGCCAATTCGACCCGGCCGAGGAGCCCGATAAGGAGCAACACCTTGGAGCCTGACAGGCCGGCTGCGCTGGCCGCAGAGAACCAAGGCCTGCGGGCGCGGGTGGCGGAGCTGGAGGTGTCACTCAAAGATTTGATTGAGTTAGCCATTCTAGCCGAGCGGGAGCGCTGCGCCCAGATCGCGGAATCTCACCCTGGCGCCTGCCAAACTGGCTGCGAAACCGGGGAAGAGATTGCTGAGCGCATCCGCGAGGCTAAAACATGGTGTTGCCGTAGCAAAGCTCTCCCGCATGGCCAAAATTGACCGCAGCACGTTTCTCTACATGGAACCCCCAGCTGGCTACTATCAGCCAGAGGAGTTCGCCCAGTGCGAAACTTGCCGTAAGTTCATTTCGACTGATGATAAGTGCATCGAGCTTGGCCCCAAGCCGCGAATTGTCGCCGGCAAATCGTGCTGCCTTTATTCCCCGTGGCCGCTTGGTAAGCCGAATCCAGAAGTTGTCAGGAATCACCTAGCTGAACTCAAGCAAGCCGAAAAGCGGGATGCGCATGACTTCGTCACCCCGAAAGAGGCTGGGCTGGTTGAGCGAGAGGTTAGGTGCGAGAACTGCGCGTACTTCGATGAAGAAGAAAGCGATTGTGAGCTTTACGAAATGCTGAATAAGACCATGCCGGAGCATTTCGACCTGAATGTAAAGGTTAAGCCGCTGGCCTGCTGCAATGCTCAGACCCATAAAGGCGTGTTTCGATTGATGAAGTCTGCGACAGAGCTATGAACGCGGCAATCCCCCGTCGAGCAGCCGGTAAGAAGTGAGGCAGATGCAGGGCTGCTGCTGCGCGGCCTCATTCACGGGCCTAAGACATAAAGCTGTGGAAATGTGCTAGAAGTAATATGTGGCAGCCATCACAAGCAGGTGGCGCAGGTTCCTCAGCCTAGATGACGTGCTTCCAGTATTTGCAAAGGGCAATGTTGGATATCACGGCAGCATCCACTACAAATCCCCTTCCGAGGCTTGCACGGGTACGTCCCTGAGCCGAAAGCTCTGGCCACAGCGTTTACATTGACGTCTCATATAGATCATTATGGCACATATCGGACACAAATGGCTTAAATTCCTTAGTTGTGGGTGTAGCCATGGGATATTCGCTGACCCTGATGCGATAGCAGCCGTATTGAAGTTTGCGGAGCAGTTCAAGCCGGAGACCAGGATTCATCATGGCGATGTCTGTGACTACGCAGCTTTTCGGTCCGGTGCTCCCAGCTCCAGAGATGAAGCTTGTGCGTTGGGGCCCGATCTCACCGCTGGAATCGAATTCCTCTACAAGTTTAGACCAACGCATGTCATCTTGGGTAACCATGACGACCGGGTATTCCGAGACGCCAATCACCATAACGCCATCATTGCCCTAGCTGCAGCTCACTGCCGTGACGAATTCCGGTCCGCCATTAACAAGCTAAAGGCTAAGCTGATTGATATCTATGACATCAATGCTGCGCAACTCCAGCTCGGAGACACAAAGTTTATTCACGGCTTCGGCATGGGCGGCGAGAATGCCCTACGTGACCACGCTGAGCACTTCGGCAAGTGCATATGTGCTCACTTTCATAGAGCAGAATCCGCCGGCGGTCGCCGCGATGATCATCCGATATGCTATTGCGTAGGGACGCTGGCCACGATCGGAATGATGGAGTACGCTAAGACCAGGCGTGCTACGGCCCGCTGGAGCCACGGCTTCGCCTGGGGCGAGTACAACGATACGTATTGTCACATCAACCTGGCGAGCTGTCCGCAGGGGCAGGCTAAGAACTGGAGGCTTCCGCTGTGAACAAAATAAACGATAGGTGGTGGTTCGTCGACTATCTGTTTGACCGCTTCCGCTGGTATCGCAGGCGCTGCGGTGGTCACTGGGAATTATGGTACATAGATGTAACAGCCTCATTTATTTGGCATAACCGACGTACATGCTACCTTTCTGCCGGTAGACCGCCATGCGTCCGTGGTACACCACTATGTGAGGATTACCCGCTGTGAAGCCAAGGGCTGTCCGAAAAATGTCCGCACATAACGGACAAATGCTCAAGCCGGCCACGTCTAAAGCTCTGTCTGATATGGAAAGCTTGGCTGATGTCATGTCGGAGGCCAAGGTGCTCCATACCAAGCTGACAGGCGACTTGCCTATTGGCCGGCCGGCGGGCGGCTTTACTGTCGCGGAGTTTGCGGAATCTCAAGGTACTGAATGGGAAAATGCCAGGCGGATGCTGAGATTTTTAATCCGTGCGAACGAGTATCGCATTGTGAGGGCCTGGGCGCCGGATTCCCATGGCCGCGTTTGTGCACAGAATTTTTACCTGAAGGTGGAGAAATAGGCGATGCCCAATTGGACCGCGGTGGACGACTTCTTCGAGAATCCCGAGCCGCAACCCATTGAAACGATTGCTTGGGACTTGCCAGGGCACAGCATCCAAATCTATTGGGGCGGCCGGCACTTCAAGTTTGCGAACATCCTAGAGGCTAGAAAGGCCGGATTCCAGATTTAGCTAGCCAGTGGAAGAAGCATCAATTTGCCGCTCCATGTTTTGTTTCCGTGAAACAGTGGAAGGAGAACATTTGCCACCATAAATGTTTTGGTCTATCCTGAAGGCAGAGTGCTGCGAGAGCGGGCGGGTTTCTTTCCGAGACCTCCTTACCGCCAGCTTAAAAGACGGTACCATCGGAGGATAATGTCGATTTCAGCACAGTACCCCGGGGCGCCCGCGTTGTCGGACTTCCTAATAACGTCGGAGGCCAACTTCAACCCCGCTTGGCCCGATACGTTGGTCGCGGGCTATAAGGCGGAGATGGCGTCCGTCACATCCGACTGCCCGTCTGCCAGCGGCGTGTACGACTGGGGGACCTGGGATACACTGGTGTACAACACCATGACGCAGCTTTTTCCGTTAACGGGTCTTTCGCCCGCCACCAACGAAGGGACGATTGGCAGACGGGAATGTTTCCGTGACGCGGCCGTGTACGAGTGGCTGTACAACCCGCTGGGCGGACATCTGTCGCAGCCGTGAGGAACAAATGGACCAAAAGCCGGAACAGGAAGAAGGTCTATCACTGGGGCTCGTCCGGTCATTCGATGCCGGCATCGGCCTGATGATTGGCTGCGGATCAGCGGATAGCTATGAGGAACGGCTAGAAGCCGCATTGAAGGAAACGAAGGAAACTAAATGAACTGGAATTGGTTAAACATTTTACAGGCAATTGCGCAGGCCGAACCAACCTTGGCTGCATTTAGCCTTGAGACCATACAACTGATCGTTGCTATCGCACATGCGGCCGCGCAGGCTCCTGCAGCTTCTCATGCGGCCATCACGATGGCTGCTAATGCGGCGAAGGCGCAATCCCCAAAAGCATGACGGATCGAACATATCAGCGGGTATTGAGCCTTGTCCAGGCCGGGGTAGCCGCCGGGCAGGTCATCAATGTGGCCTTAGCAATGCAGCACGGCAATGTGGCCCTAGCAATCTGCGTATCCGCGTTTTTGGCTGGTGCGCAGCAATATTTGCACACCGAAGGCCGGGATGCGCAGCCGCCGGGACAACCGCTGGCAAAGTGACCCCCATGTTTGAAAGTGAACGCATTGTCGGGGCACTAAGGGCCATTGAAGAGGCCAAGCTAAAGCTCGATGCTGCCAAGACGGAGCTGGAGCAGTGGTTTGATTTGGCGAAGCGAATAGGAACCGAGTCCGGCCCGAAGCACTGTCCGTTCTGCCAGGACAGGTTGGCGGAATTGACCCGGCGGATCAATGGTATACAGCAAGCTATCTTGCGGCAAAACTTGACATCTGGGAGTGATTGAAATGAAGAAACTGATCGCATCGTTGTTGCTTTTTGGTACGCTGGCTGTGTCTGGCCCGCTGAAGGTGGCTAGCTATCCAGTACGCCATCCGGTGAAGGTGATGAAGGGCTTGGGCAAGGCCGTCAAAGCTGTTGTCTGGTAGGTGGGGCTTAATCGTGCAGGTCGAAGAGCTTCTTGGCGGCTTCCCGAGATTTGCCGAAAAGACGTTGATCGCGCGTTCCTCGCATAGGGGAGCAATTTTCGATGTGGACCTCGTGTGGTTGGCAGCCAAGGAGCTTACGCACGAAAGTTGCATATGGCTCGTTGAATGCTATAAGGCGCCGATCGAAGTCATCGTCCTGGGCAAAGGATCGCGCGGCGAGTATGAAGGCCAGGGCCGCGCGCCTCATACTCCAAATTACCATATAGGGAAGTACGAATGTTGGTAGACAAATGTGGGGAGCGACTCCCAGTAGCCCGGCAAAGCGGCCTGAATACATCGAGCAGCCCACTCCTTGGGATGTGGCCTTGGAGCAGTTTACATTTCTTGTTAAACATAACCATGCCGGCTGCAGTAAATCCCCATGTGACATCTGCGCCAGGTGGATCAGGTTGTATTACCTTTTGACGGAGCCATTCAGATGAAACGATACCTACTTGCGGCTGTTTTCGTAGCCAAGGCATGGGCCGTGGGGACCTGCACGGTTACTGGCCCCACTCCTATAGGGCAAACCCAGGTCTACACTAATAGTCAGCCGTTTGTGACAACTATTACCTGCGTTGGCGATGCCTCCACCGGATCATTTCCCGCTACTACAATTCCAGGACTGCTCAGCACTGCGCAACAGCTCCAAGGATTCTACATTACCCGCGTTGAGATTGTGCCTGGTGCCACGCAGCCCACGGCAGGCTATAAGGTGACGATCACAGATTCTAATGGTGTTGATGAGCTAGGCGGTAATGCCACCAACCTTAATGCCTCAGGGGCGCAGATATTCGCTACGGGAGCCGCCGCGACGCCAATCAACGGATTGGAGACGTTGAACATCACCGGCAATTCGGTCAATTCGGCCAATGTGACAGTGTTGGTGTTCATTGGTTCCGGCAATTCGATTGTGGGGGGCCAGGTCTCGCTCTACCCAAACAGCACTGCGGCTACGCTCACTTCGGCTCTGAACGTTACGCCTGGTGTGGTGGAAAAGGGCGCCCGCTGGGGAATCTTTTCGCAGCCGGCCGCCAGTGCTCAGGCAACGATATCTAAAGCGGCGGGAGCAGCGGGCGTGCGCCATGTGGCGGATTGCGTGTCGTTCTCGGCGGGCTCCATTGCTACCCCAGCGGCGGCGGCTCAAGTAAGCGTGAATCTCAGAGATGGGGCAACCGGTGCTGGAACAGTGCTATGGACTCAAGAGATTGCCACTACTACTGTTGTGGGGCAATATGCCACGTTCTCATTCTGCGGGCTGAATCTCATTGGTTCCGCGGCTACGGCGATGACCTTAGAATTCAATGCTTCGGCGACTACTGTTTCTGAATCCGTATCCCTAAGCGGATACGACGTCGAATAAGGAGACAAATGCAGCTGACGAGCATGAAGACGATCCTAGCACTCCTGGCCATAAGCGGCATTGCCCGAGCCGTAGGGACGGTTCAGCAGAGCACTCAGCAGGTCGGTAGCAGCGGCATCTATACGGTAGCACTGTACTGGACCGGCGATTCGGTAAACGGTACTGTTCCGGTGACTTTGGTGCAATCGCAGAGCATTCCACTAGTGCAGGGCTACCGCGTTGTAAACATGGAGACTACGCCTGGATCTCCAGCGCCCACGAATAACTACTCCATTGCCCTCCTGGATGCGGCCGGAGTTGACGTAATGGCTGGCGCGGCCTCCGCTGATGTAAGCTCATCGAATGCGCAGGGATTCGTAGGCTCACCGACTTCGCCGCCAATCTTTGGCAGTATCAGCCTATCCATAACCGGGCAGGCAGTAGCAGGTGCCAAAGGTACCGTGTTCGTTTATCTGGCGCCATTCACCCAAATTGTTGGACTCTCACCTACGGCCCCCAACTTTCCGGCACAGGGGGCCGATTTGTTTTATGCTTCTCCTTGCGGAGCCAGCGGGAGCCCCGGTTTCAGGGCAATCTGTTCTACTGATCTTGCATCGGCGGGCGTGGGCCTATTAGGCTCCAACAATACTTGGACTGGCACTAACGCATTTAACGGCTCGAGTACCACATTCAGTGGCACCAGCGCGTTTAATGGGTCCACCAATACCTTCAGCGGCGGTGTTACTGACTTGCATGGGTCCACCAAAACGCTTCCCAACCGTTCTGGAACTGGCAGCCCCAATGGGCGCGACAACTGCGCCACGGTAGGGGAAACCTACTTTCAGACCGATGCTACGGCGGGGCAGAACGTTTGGGGCTGCACCACGGTAGGATCTCCTGGCACATGGACAGTGGAAGGAAACTCGCTGCCGACCGGCACACAAACTCAATTCCTACGCCTACAGCCGAATACGGGAAACAACACTACTTTGCAGTTCGCCACCAAGGACTACGTTAATGTGGTGGATTACAACTTCCCAGCGCAAACCCCTGGCGGTTCCCTTTCGGCGGGTTCTAACACCATCACCCTGACTCCGTGCCCACTGGGCCTGAATGGCACAGATACCAATCACTTCATTTATATTTCCGGTGGTGTGGGAACGGCCGAGGCGGACGCAATCACCGGGGGAAGCTGCACATCCGGCTCTTCTACTGGAACGATCACGTTCACAGCCGGCGGCACGCATAGCGGGGCATGGAATGTTTCAAGTGCGACCGTGGGCATAAAAGAAGCAGCCAATGTAAGCCCGACGATCTTCATTCCTGATGGGACTTACGTGCTTCAATCCGAAATCGATGTTACTGGAGATACCAATGTAATCTGCGCATCTAACCATGCCATTCTCCAGGCCAACAGCGCTACCCAGAATATCCTTGTATCAACTGTAACTACTACCACTCAAAGGTTTAAGGTATCTAACTGCAATTTCAGCACGGCACCGACCAAGACAGCGGGCGATGCGATTCAGCTAAACGGCGCGGGTGGTGTTTCCGGCAAGGGCGCCGTGATGGATAGTATCTTATGCCAAGGACAATGGAACTGCATCCACTCTGTAAGTGCTGGACAGTGGTCTATAGTTAGCGCGCACATTGTGGCTGGGCATAATTTTGACATCTACATTCAGAATACCAACGGTACGGATGCGGGTGACAACTCCATTGTCAATACGTTCATAGATAATTCAATAACCACTGGGGTCGGGATAGAATGGGAGTCAGGCGGCGGGCTGTATATCGCTAACACCAAGATACTCAATCACACCTATTCGATAAATATCGCTGCGGCCGATGGCGTTAACACGTCGGACTTCGTGATAACGAATTGCTCGCTGGAGCTCTTCTCTGGGGTGGGTGTGCGAGTTGTCAGGCTGAACACTACCGGGCTGGTTCAGACCGTCTTGGTTACCGGGAGTCAAATAGCTTCTGCGACCGGCAGCAATATAGGGATAAGTGTTGGGGCCGGAACAACAAACATGTCAATCTCCAACAACATTATATCGGCGACAACCACAGGCGTGAATATAGCCAGCACTAACGGAATCAAGATTCAAGGGAACAGGATCAGCGGATCGACGAATGGCATATTGTTCAGTTCCGGCAACTCCGGCTCTCTGGAGGTTTCAGATAACCAGATGATAGGCACAACGACACAGTACCTAGGAACGTCTACGTTTATCGACATGATAAGCGGGCTTACCTTCGCTCAGATCACTTCAGGCAGCCTGGGGCCAAGCAACGGCTCGCAAATCTTCTGCACCGACTGTAACTCGACATGCACGGCCGGAGCCTCCACGGGGCGTACCTGCTTCCGGGAAAATGGCGCGTGGGTACACTAAAATGCCTCGCTATGCTTGCCTATTTGGAGAAATGGAATGCCAAAATTCCTGGAAGATAAGTTAAAGCGTGAATATCCCAATAATCCGCACGCGGTCTATGGAACCTTGAACGCCAAGGGCTATATGCGCGGATCGAAAGAGACCGCGAAGGGGGCCAAGCTCGAAGCCAAGCATGAGCGTGATGTAAAGCAGCACATCGACAGCGGCCACCACAATGTAGTCAACAAGGCCAGCCACGCGAGGAAACTCAGGAATAACTAATGACAGCTGCGCCCAATCCCCTGGTGGAACTGATCGCTGAGTACACGGACGATCCGCTGGGATTCGTGCTGGATTGCTTCCCATGGGGTAAAGGAGTGCTTGATAAGGAGCCTGGGCCGGACGAATGGCAGCGGCAGTTTCTAGTGGATCTTGGAAATGTGGTAGCAGCGCGCCATTTCGACGGAAAGAATCCGGCCGATCCGATCCTGATGTCGGTAGCCAGCGGACACGGCATTGGGAAGTCAACCCTGTTCGCATGGCTTCACTGGTGGATCATGTGCACCCGGCCGGGCGCCAAGGGCCGCGTTACCGCTAATACCTACACGCAGCTTGAGACAACCACGTGGGCTGAGATTCAGAAGTGGCATAAGTTGTTGTGCTGCAAGGATTGGTTCGAGGTGACGGGCAGTAAGTGCCGGGCGGTATCCGAGCCTGAATCCTGGTTTAGCGTGCCAATCACCTGCGCCGAGGAGAACTCGGAAGCGTTCGCCGGCCAGCACAACAAGAACTCTACCAGTTTCTTTCTAATGGATGAATCGAGCCTGATTCCTGACAAGATCAAAGAAGTTGCTATGGCCGGCCTGACTGATGGCGAGCCGATGTTCTTTGCCGCCGGCAATCCCACACGCAATACCGGCTGGTTCTACGAGGCCTGTTTCGGAACTGAGGCTCACAGGTGGAATACGAGGTCTATTGATGCCAGAAAATGCAAGTTCCCCAACCATCGACTACATACAGAATGGATTGAGGACCACGGAATTGATTCCGATTACGTCCGAGTTCGTATCCTGGGTATGCCTCCGAAACAAGCTGAGCTGCAGCTTATTGGCCGCGATGTGGTGGAGGCGGCACAGAACCGTAATGTGCAAACACTGCCAAATGATCCGCTTATCGCGGGGGTTGATGTACCTGATGGAGGCTCGGCCTGGTTCGTGGTGCGATTCAGGCGGGGCTTGGACGCGCGTCCAGGAATTCTGGTCCCTGAGCCCATTCGGGCGGCTGGTAGTCGTATTGACCGGGAAACGATGGTTACGATTCTGGCGGAGGCCTTGAGCGATAACCGGCCCACTCACCGGATTACGCAGATGTTCGTGGATTCGGCCTTTGGAGCCCCTATTGTGGAGCGGCTGAAGGCATTGGGCTATCGCAACGTGGTAGAGATCAGTTTCGGTGGAAAGTCGCCAGACCGGGAGTTCGCCAATATGCGGGCCTATATGTGGGCCAAGCAGATGCGCGATTGGCTGGGCAAAGGCGCAATCGACAAAGAGGATAAGAAGTTGGCGGCTGATCTCATCGGCCCCGGCTTCCATCACAAGCTTGGCGGCGATGGTGCGCTGGTAGTGGAGAGCAAGGATTCGATGCGTGATCGCGGCATCGCTTCGCCAGATGACGCTGACGCTCTGGCCCTGACATTCGCGCAGCCGGTGGCCGTGCATCGTTCGGAGTCGCGGGGGCAGTATATATCGCAGGCACCCAGGGGGCATTCAGCATGGATGAGTTAATCAAGCCGATTGTTCGATGGCGACATGACAGCAAGGACCAAGGACAGAAGCTTACTGAGTGGACTGCGAATGGCCAACGTATCCTAATGAGAGCATCGCATCCAAATGCCAAGCCTGGCCACGCCGATCGTAGAATTATTCGAATCCTAGGTATAAAATTAAAACAGAAAGGCTAGAAAATGGCACGAATGATGCATGAAGCAGAGCCGGTGATGCTGAAACACGGCGATGAGATAAAAGAGAACACCAAGCGCATGGCCGGCGGGATGAAATCCGGTAAGACCTACGGCGCCAAAGTCAAGCTGGCCAGCAAGCACAGCATAGAGCCGGTCATGATGGCCGAACGTGGGGAGGTCAAGTCCAATCGGGATAACCGCATGAGCGGCGATACGCCACCTAGCAAGGGCCAGCACGCCAATAAGTATGGCCATCACAATGTGGTGAATCCCCATTCGCATGCGCACAAGCTTGAGCACACCTAAATGGCGAAATTGACCACCAAAGAGCGCAATGCTTTGCCGGATAGCGCCTTTGCTCTGCCAGCGCAACGCAAATATCCAATTATGGATGAGAGCCACCGGAAGAACGCGAAGGCGCGAGCTTCCATGATGGAGCATAAGGGCGTCATCTCCAAGTCCACCGAGGCCAAGATATTTCGTAAGGCCAACAAAAGCCACTCGGCCGGGCATCACAATATCGTCAACCAGCATTCGCACAACGAAAAGATGAGGTCAATCTGAAACCCCCGCTTCATCCCAATGTCCCCGCCGAACTGGCCTCCGTAAAGCCGATGGGCGATTTTGTCCTAGTGCGTCGTCTCGGCGAGGCCGAATCGCACCGGCTAGAGGGCTGCAGCCCCATATACGGCCCGCAGTGGCGTAATAAGGGCGTGGAGGGCACTAAGTACGGTGAGGTGATGGCGGTTGGGCCTGGGGATCAAATGCTGGGGCTGTATTGCATGGATACGCCTGATTGCAGTGGTTACGTGACCCGTTTAGTGAAGACTGATATGCACCCGAGCGGAACTCGCTCTTGGTCTATTAACAGGAAATGTCCCAACTGCGGGAACGACATGACCCTTGGGGAAAAGACTTATGCCGAGATGCCTTTGAAAGTGGGTGATATCGTTGCCTACCACCGGGCACCAGCCAACAATACTGTCATCGACGGCGAGGAATACGTCTTCGCGCATCTTGAGCAACACGTTTTAGCAGTGATTGAGAAGGAGCCACAATGGCCAATCAAGCAATAAAAACGCCGCCTTCGTCTGACATTCTGCCGATTGATATTCCAGCCGGTACGCCTGGCCTGAACGAGGGTGACATCATTACCTTGGGGAGCGAAGGGAATCCTGCGCGGGATTGGCGCACGGGGATACCGATACCTCATACTCAGAAGTTCAGAGTTGTGATAAAGGAGCCAAGCTAATGGCCAAAGCAAAAATAGCTGAAATCCGCCTTGAGCCGCTAGACGGCAAGAGCGGAGTGATGAGTCACACGACGCACGAGACTAAGCGCAGTGGCCAGGGCGGCGGACCCATGTACGATATGGAGCATGAAAAGAAACACCACGGTAGCATGGATGATTTGCAAGCTCACATATCTAAACATCTTGCCGGGAATTTCAAAGGAGAGCCAGAGCAAGAAGAAAAAGACGAAGAAGATTCCAGCTATTGAACATGAGTCCAATTCCGTCTGTTGATGATATGCGCTATCAATCCCTGGGAAACTCCGAAGCGTCTGGCGAGCCCCACTGTATTGAATTCGGAATTATTACCATACGGGACATAGTGTTTTCGGATGAATCGCACATCGTCATCAGTAAGCTTGGAATTCCTGTGAGCCGTCCCCTTAATCCCGTTATCGATGACCCCCACAGTCATGCGGCCTTTATCGACGGCATCCCGCCAATTATCCTTGGGCGTTCCTGCTCTCAGGTGCCTGGGATTGAAGCATTTCCGATTGTCGCATTCGTGCAAGACAAAGGTTCCTGCGGGCAAAGGAATATTGAGACCGTGGGTTATGACGTAAGCGACAACATGGACGCCATAGGAAATCTGGTTAATATGGATCTGCCCATAGCCGCTCCCGAAAAATCCATAGGGCCACTCAATACACGCATCACCGGGGCTTGCGATGGCATCGAGCAGAAACTGATAACATTGCTTGGGCATCATTCGAGCCCTCCTGAGGCTCATGGTGCTTGGGGTCGTAGCTTCGTCAGAGCTGCGGCCCCTTCAATTATATCCTATGCCTAGATCAGACTCCTATATGTCGCTCGCAATGGATAGGTATCGCGCCTCGCGCGATGGCTTGGCAGCAGCGCGTAAGGACTGGGTGGATGATCTGAAATATGTAAGTGGCGACCCTAAAGATCATTGGGATCCGGCTGTATACTCAAACCGCGTCAATGCCGAGGAGCCTAAGCCGGCGCTGACATTTGATCGCTGTGGCCCGCTTGTTCAGGGCATCGTCAATCAGGCCCGTAAGGACCGCCCGCAGCCCAAGATTGTACCAGGGGATGACGGACAGACCGAAACCGCCGAGATGCTGGAAGGCAAGCTGCGCCACATGCAGTATGCCTCGCAGTCGGATGTGGCCGATGATTGCGCCATCATGTATGCGGCGGCCGGCGGCTTCGGCTATGAGCGGGTAACCTGTGAGTATACCGACTCGAAGGGATTCAATCAGGAGCCGCGCATCCGGCGCATTCTGGACCCGCTCAGCCAATACCCCGATCCTACGGTGCAGGAATTTGATTGGAGCGATGCGAAGTTCTGGTTCTCGCGGGAATGGATCACCCGAGACGAATATGAGCGACGAGGCTATCCGGGCGAGCCGATACAGGCGGATTCTGAATATGCTCCCGAATGGGCGGACAACGATCATGTCTGCATCGCGGAATACTGGTGGGTCGAGATCACCACACGCGACCGTATCGTCTTCGAAGATCCAGAGTTGGGCCGCTTTGAGGACTTCGAGGATACGTTGTTCCCGCAAGGCATCGTAGAAGAGGACCATCCGCATGTGACCAACCGGCGGGCGGTTGAGGTCCGCATCGTACACCGCGATGTGATTGATGGCGAAAAGAAGCTCGAAGAGGAAATCTGGCCTGGGGAATGGATACCGATCATTCCGGTACTTGGCCAAGAGATTGTTGTTGAAGGCAAGCGGCGGTTCAAGTCGGCGCTGCGCTACCAGCGTGACCCACAGCAACTTCTTAATGCTGCGGCTTCCTCGATGGCAGAGCGGCTGGGATCTCGCGGCGAGCTGATCGGCACCAAAGGCCAATTCTCGGACGGTAAATGGCGCGATGGCAAGAGCCACCGCTATCTGGAGATAGAGCCAGTTACAATTGGGGGAACGCCGGCGCCCTTACCTATCCCCAATCCGGCTCAGCCATCGCTACAGGACTACCAGCAGGCGCTATTGGTGGCGTCGGATCAGACGAAGGCTTCGAGCGGCTACACGGATAACCTGCTGCGCCCTTCCCAGGCTAATGTGTCGGGAATCGCCATCCAGCGGCGCGATAATCAGGCTGAACTGAATAATTTCCACTTTGAGGGTAATTTGATCCATGCCCAATGGCACCGGACGCGCGTGTGCTTGGATCTGTTTTTGAAGCTCACGGATACCAGTCGGGCAGTCAGGACGAGATCCGAGGATGGTAAAACTGGCCTCGAGCCGGTCGGAGTGGCCATGTCAGACGGCTCCGTGCCGCAAGTGCCGGGCTTCGAGGGCCAGCCGCACCACGATATACACTCTGGCAGCTATTCTGTTGAGATTTCTAGCGGTAAGGGCTACCAGGCGCGCGTGGAAGAGGAATTAGACTCGCTAATTGAAGTGGTGACCGCCAATCCGCAATTGCTGCCGATGTACCTAGACCGCGTATTCCACCTGATGGGCTACCCCGATCTGGAAGAGCGGGCCACCCTGCTACTGCCGCCACAAATTCAGCAGTCCATGCAGGGCAAGCAGCAAGGAATTTCGCCGGCAGAGGTTCAACTTCGCGCCCAGGTGCAGCAATTACAGCAGGCAGTTCAGCAGCTTGGGATGGCAATTAAGACCAAGCAGGTGGAGCAGCAGGGCCGGTTGGCGGTGGAGAATACCAAGCAGGCCGGCGAACTCCAGCGCAACAAGCTAACGCTCATCGGGGATTTAATGAAGCAGCAGGGCGAACATGCCCAGGCGCACCACGAAATGATGGGCGATCACCGAATGCAAGCTATTGAAAAGGTGCTGGATATTATGATGGCCATGAATCAGGCCCAGCAGCAGCCGCAGCAGCCTGGAGGTCAAGCGGCGGCGTAAATTGACGCTCAAAACATTTTGGGCGTAAAATGGTTTTGTAGAAGAGTGCAGAGCACCGGTCCCCATAGGGAGCCGGGCGGAGTCAACTGTACCAATGGAAAAGACCGAATTACAGGTTCCTAAATCTACCGCCGAAGCCGATACTTTCGAGGCTCATAAAGAGATTCGCAAAGCCGCGGCAGCAGGCAAGCCGCTGATGGAGGGCGTACCTCCATCGGTAGAAAAGGAACCTCCTTCCGCCTCTGAAGGCAGACCAAAGCCTAAAGAGCAAACCGCCGAGGCCCCGGAATCCTCACAACCTCAGGAAAAACGAGAAGAGAAGAAGCACCCACAGCGCAAGCCAGACGCCGAAGCCCGCATAGCGGACCTGCTTCGGGAGAACACGCGCATCAAGCAGGAACTCGAAGAGTCCAGGAAAAAGAGCGTACCCCAGGTTTCGCCGCCTGCCCCTGAGCCTCCGAAGCCCGCTGCTGAAGCCGCGAAACTCCCGACAATGGCCGAATATGCGCGCGAGCAATTCAAGCGTCGTCCCAATGCACTTCAAGAGGAATTAATCGAAGAGTGGATTGACTTGCGCGATAGGGAACGCGAACGGACGCGCCAGGCGGCTGCCGAGCAAGAAAAGCGGCAAGCTGAAACGCGCACGTTAGGGGAACGCCGTACCGCAGCTATCGAAAAGCTGCGGGCTGATCGGCCGGATGTGGACCCGGAAGAGCATATCTTCGGGCGAGCAGATGGCGGCGGGGTCATGCTCGGCGGCGTTAAGAATCAGCAGGGCCAGGTAATAACCGTTATCGGTGAACTGGAAAAGAACGTAGCCAATTGGGTTGACGTTCTGGTCTACCTGCATGATCACCCCGATGAGCTTCTGGGTATTCAGCGGATGCAACCGGCAGAGCAGTACGATGAGTGCCGTTTTATATCCCGCCTGATATCAAAGGCTCCCGCTAAACCTTCTCAAGCTACGCCTCCTGAATCACGGAAACCAGCCGCACCCGTTCCGATTTCGCGGATTCCAGCGCCGAGTAGACCAATTGGCGGCAGCGAACCCGCTGTTGCTAAATCGACTTCAGAGGCCCGCTCGATGGAAGAGCATCGGGCACTCCGCAAAGCGCAACGGGCCGGTTAGCCCCGGCTGAATAGACCGGGCCAAGCCGCTAGGGGGCGGAATGGCCAATCAATTACTGACTCGTCAGGAGATCACACGCGAAACCGTGATGGTCCTCGAAAACGAGTTGCACGTTCTCCCGCATTTTTACCGCGACCCGGAAAAAGAATTCGGCAAAGCGGGCGGAAAGATCGGTGACACGATCTTTCTACGCAAGCCAGCGCGCGCCATCGGCCGCGACGGCCAAGCGTACCAGCCCGAGGGAATCACCGATACCGAGGTACCGGTCACCATTAACCAACAGTCCGGTGTGGACTTCGAGTTTTCGTCTGCCGAGAAGTTTCTTTCACTGGATGACTTCCGCCGGCGCTACCTCGAAAAGTACGGCATCGCTTTAGCCAATAAGCTGGACCTGCGGTGCGCCCTTGTGGCCGAGCAGAATACGGCCAATCTGGTGGGAACACCGGGAACAGCTCCTGGCTTCAGTTCCTCAGATGCTTATCAAATCTACGCACAGGCTGGGCAGCGGCTCGTTGAAATGGGCTTTCCGCCTAGGGATGAATACTGCTGCGTAATCACCCCGAACATGCGTACGGCATGGGTGGACTTTAGTAAGGCATTCTTCAATCCGCCAGCGATGATCTCGAAGCAGGTTGAGTATGGCGTGATGATTCCGGGGCAGATCTCCAACGCTCTCGGCTACAAGTGGTTTCAGGAAAACAACTTAGCGACTCAGGTAATCGGGGCGTTAGGTGGGACTCCTGCGGTGAACGGAGCGGGCCAGACCGGAACCAGCTTAGTCACTAATGGCTGGTCTAACAACGTTAGCGGCCTGCTGAATATTGGCGACAACATCACCATTGCCGGTGTGTTCGCTGTCAATCCTCAGAATAGGCAGTCTACCGGCGCTCTCCAGGATTTTGTCATCCAGGCCACGGCGGCTTCGGACGGTTCCGGCAACTCCACGCTGATTATCGCTCCGGCGATTGTTCCCAGCGGGCAATTCCAGAACGTCACCAATTCCCCGGCGAGCGGCGCACTAATCAACGTGTACCACACTGCGGCGGCTGGCCAAGCTGCGCTGGCCGGCGTTTCCACTCCTCAGGGCCTTGTGTTCCATCACGAAGCCTTTGCTTATGTTTCGTTTCCAGGGGATGTGCCAGAGGGAGTGGATATGGGTTTTGAGGATCGCTCTAACGAAATCGGCGTTTCGCTGCGTTTCGTGCGCATTTACGACGGCTACCGCGACATGTGGATCAATAGGTTCGATGTCTATTATGGAATCGCGCCAGTCTACATCGAGGGCTGCTGCCGAGTCTGCTCGTAAAGGAGGAATCTACGAACATGAAAAAACTACTCCTAACTTTCGCGTTTACCACGGGCGCGGCTTTCGCGCAGTTCCAGACCTTTGGGTTTCCTGTGAGCAACCCGTTGGTAGGGACCACAACCCTATCGCAGGTAGTTACCGTTACTCAAACTCAGGCTTGCCTTGCTTCTGCGACCGGCGTTGTGGTGCCGTCTTTGACCAGTGGTCAAACCGGGTCGATGTTGTTTATCGACCGTGAAATGCTCCAGGTTCAAGGATCGGGTAATTCCGCTACCTGCTTCCGCGTCTTTCGTGGCCGCCTTGGAACTCCGACCCAGCAGCACGCCAACGGCTCAGTGATCTGGATTGGCAACCCGGCTACCAACACGGGCGACACTTCCAGGCCAATCGCCCTGAACCTATTTCCTGTAGAGGATGCCAGCCCAGCACCATTGAACAGTCCGCAACCTGTATTTGGTGGCCCGGCCTCCAGTTCGGCGGCTCCAGTAGCCGGAACGCTATACATCAGTGAGATTGCCGTTGAGCATAGCCGCCCGGTAAATGGAATCTGCATGCTGAATGGTGGAACCGTAGGTACCGACAACCACATCTTCTTTATCTACGACTATGCCGGGAACCTCCTGGGACAAACAGCCGCTACCCTGGCTGCTGGTACCAATCAATATCAGTGCCAGCCATTGCTTACGCCAATCGAAATCAGCGGCTTACGTTCGTTCTTTATCGGCTTCCAGAGCAACGGAACTACCGCCCTGGTTCAGAAATACGTTACCGGACAGCTTGGATTGAGCGAACAGGCCGGTAGTCAGACCGGCACATCTGGTACCATTCCGACCACCATCACCCCGCCCAGCAGCTTTACTACCGCTACCGGGCCGCTTGGAGCACTTTACTAATGCCACCTAAAAGAGAGGCAGTCACAGTAGGCGACATGCCCAAGGCCGCTCCCGCCGGGACTCCGTACCCGAAGTTCCTGGTTAAAGGCGACCTTGAGCGCACCGTCAAGAATGCCGCTGAAGAGAAGGCGGCGCGCGCGGATGGCTGGCGTCATCCGCACGACAACAAGGGGGCGTAATGGAAGATTACCGTAGCATCATTGGCCCCACCGGAGGCCAGTATACCGACTGGGAGCGAGTACAGAGCATCATGAGCTCGCTCAAGCCGCCCAAGGCTGGCAATCCGCGCGTCCTGGTTATCGATCAGGCACCGCTGATTAAAGCCAAGAACGGCGGCTACCCGATCTGGCTATACCATCACACGCTGGAGGCCCAGTATGTCACACGCGAAGACCAACAGATCGAGCTGGAGAAGATGGGGTATACCACCACGTATATCCCGCATCTCTACCCGCGTACCATGTTCAGGCGCAATATGGACCCGAAGTACGATTCTAAGCTGGATGGACCGACCGGCTTGTATCAGGGCAATGCCTTTGTCGAGGAGCGCATCGTTAAAGACGAAGCGCACGAAAAGCGCCTGCTGGGCGAAAAATACCACGGAAAGTATCAAGTCGGGCCGTGGGTCTACAGGCTGACGGATATCGAGCCCCTGAACGAGGGCCCCGGAGAAGATCCGGCCGTCACCATCGCTCGCCTCGAAGGGCAACTGGCAGGCCACAAGGATGTAATGGTCAACGAGCCACGCCAGGGTAAGCCAGAACCTAACCAGGGAAAGCGCCGTGGCCGTCCCCCTAAGAAACAGCCCAATGACCCTAATACTGGGCCGACCTTGCCGCCACCTGTTGACGAAAACTAAGGGAGAAACAATGAGCAGAGAAAAACATCTCAAGCGCGAGCGTAAAACCAAGAGGGCCCTGCGGTTCCTTCGCAAGACCAAGCGCCTGATTGAATCTTTGGCGATCCGCTAAGGAGGGGCTAAATGCCCAGCATTACTCTAACGACGGCCGCCACGGTAGCTGTACAAATGCTGGGCTCCTTGGATTCTGGCGAACTGCTATCGGCCCAGCAGCTTACTGACGCCCAGGCAGTAGCCAATAATCTGCTGGAGAGTTGGTATCAGGAACAAACACTCTCGCTGCAGACATTCCTGGCGCTCTATACCTTGGCCGGCGGAACGTACACCCCGGCCACGCAACCCAGCTTCGCTAATCCAACTACGCCGATTACTCTGCCACTGGCCTATATCCGGGCGCTTGAACTCAATCTGGCGATTGAACTTTCTCCTGAATATGGCGTACAGCCTACGCAGGCCCTAGTTAAGCAGGCTGCAGAAGCCCGCAAGGCCGCAACGCCCATAATGCTGCAGTTCGCGTTCCCACAGCGCGGCGATGAGGGCACAGGATAATGAGTGTTACCCTCACGCAACTAACATACCAGGCCCTGCGCGACATAGGGGCGTTGCGCCCCGGCCAGACAACATCTACCGACGTCCTGAATGATTGCCTTACCGAGGCTAATCAGATGTTGCAGATGTTCTTGATGGACGAACTCATGGTGTTCACCATTCTGCAATCTGATTACACGCTGACCGCGCTATCGCAGTTCTATACCATTGGCCCGAACGAGAACCCCCCCAACTTCCGGGCCACTCGCCCCACGAAGATTGAGAACGCCAACATAATTATCAATACGGTTTCTCCCGTGGTGCGGCGCCCAATGACAATTCTCAATCATGAGGAATACGCCAATATCCGGGTACAGCAGATTCCGAGCGCTCTGCCGCTGAAGATCTACTACGATTACGGCTTTACCACATCCCAGGCTGGAACCATCTTTATCTGGCCAGGGCCGATCTCCGGCTACATCCTGGAACTGTTCACCTGGCAGCAGCTGTCGACATTCCCCGATCTGGTCACGCCCCTAACATTCCCGCCGGGCTATGAGCGGCTACTCCGCAAGAATCTAGCCGTCAGCATCGCGCCCATGATGCGGCTGTATGCCAAGGTTCCAGGCCCCGGTGGGATGCGTTCGTACGATCCGCTGATGCTCGAAGAAGTGAAGATGCAGGCTGTTGAAGCCAAGATGTGGGTCAAGTCCTTCAATGCGCCTGCGGCACCAGCTAAGTGTGACCCGATGTATAACGGCAAGAATCATATGGGCGGTGCGTGGAATTACGGCACGGGAGAATATAATTAGGCCCTAATGTCCTTGATTCTTATATGCCCGTCGGCCTTTAATGCGGCCAGTAATAGGGTCGCGGATGATTGCGTCTGCCGGAACCGGCCTGAGCCCCAATACCCTGAAGGCGTGGAGCATATTTTCGCTAAGAGTCACGATCTCCAGATTCTCGGCGCGGTTATCCGTCTTAATTCCGTTGATGTGGTTAACCGTCATTCCTTTGAGTATTGGACCGATGAAGGCGCGCGCAACCAAGGCATGAATGCGCTGCCCAGTCTTTTTGCAGTTAACCGAAAAAACAGCCTGCATATAGCCGTTGAAGCGGTTCAGTTGGGGCTTCAGCATATGCACGCGCCCGTTACCGCCTACACGGCCAAAGCCACGGCTGGAGCGCAAATTCCCCTGGTTGCTGATCTCGTATCCAGGATAGCCGTCGATCGGCTTCCAAAGTTCGGTAGAATGCTGTTCAGGCATATCGGTCTCCTACTCAGATCGGTCTGCTTAGAGCCGCTTGCGGCATGTCAGTGCTGCAGCGGCTCGCCTCAGTTATCTTACCACGGGGCGGTGGTTTAATGCCCCGCATCGAGTTCCCAAACTTCGCTGGCCCCGAGTACGATTACTCCGTTCCCTTCTATGGAGCCTCGCAGCTTGATGCTTCGCGCTGCCAGAATCTCTATCCTGATACGGCATTGCCAAGCTCGCGCCAGCGGCGCTTTCTCATAGCGCGGCCCGGAATGTCTGCTTACACTACTCTGGCAGCTAGTCCAGTACGTGGAATCATGCCGGATTCCAATATTATATACGTGGTTTCAGGTACGCATCTCTATCAGGTACAGACGGGGGCATCAGTAACGGATTTTGGGTCTATGCCTGGTAGTACCGGGGTAGCGGCCGCAAAGCTGATCAAGATGGGTGGCGGCACGAGCGCCAATACTACCGTAGTGCAGGACTCCAGTTCTAGCCAGATTTATACCTACAACGGCACCAATATGGTGTCGCAGTTCAATGGGCGCTATCTGGAATACATGGACGGCTTCGCCATAGCTGTGGCGAATGGAGCGAGCCTGCAGAATGCCTCACAGCCCAATCAAATCAATGTTTCGGCTTTTGGTGATGCGACGAATTGGATACCGGGCCCAGCAGGCACTCAAGCCTTTGCGGTGCGCTCAGGGGCTTCGGACTTCGTTAATGCTCTGGCTGTGCTTAATGGTTTCCTTTGGGTGTTTGGCCTGCAGGCTACCGAGATTTGGTTCAACGCAGGCACTTCGCCATTTCCGTTTCAAAGGTATCAAGGCGCGACCATAAACCTGGGCTGTATCGCCCCGTTTTCGGTGGTGAAGTTTTTCAACACAATTATCTGGTTAGGCCAAGACCACACCGGGTACGCGCAGGTCTACATGAGCAAAGGCATGAGCCCGGTAAAGATCAGCGACCCGTATATCGAGGGCTATTTATCGAATATTGCCAATACGCTGGGCGACCAATATTTGCGCCGGGCGTGGGCGCATGGCTACCAGGAAGCGGGCCACACGTTCTATGTGCTGCTGTTCGGAGATGGCGGGCTTGGCACGACCACGCAAAGAACGGCCCTTGTCTATGACCTGACCGAAGGGATCTGGCATAGCCGCCAATATGGCGGGGTGATCCCATGCTGTGAAGCCACGGCACCGGGGCAGCTATCGGGAGTTGGGATAGCCAACTTCGTGGGCTCCGCTACCAGCGGCCAAGTGCTTCAGCAGTCACTAGCAAATACCGGGGATATAACCACCGGCGGGGCGAATCAGTCTATTGCCTATGTGCGCCAAGCACCATATGTGGAGGACCTTACCAAGGTTGTCATGCATAGGCGCTTCGAAGTGATTGGCAACTTCGGAACAGCTGTACCGTCGTTGTCCTATTCCGATGACTTTGGGGTCACCTACAAGAATGCGTATCAATTGAATGGCCCTGGAACGGATGTGGGCTTCAATCCTGGGGCTACTGGCTTCCAGCGCTACTATGCACTTGAGTTAGGTCGCAGCCGCGGGCGCATCTATCAACTGAACATCACGGATACGTTTAACCATATCCGCATGGCTGGCGCAACGCTGGATCTGGACGCAGGGGATGGCCAATGAGCAATGTAAATGCACCCCTGGCCCAAGTTCCGATCGCTCCCATTCGGACGCCGCTGCACGAGGTAGACCGATCACAGTTCGCTTTGCCGGCTCTTCAGCGAAATAAGGATTCGCTGGACTTCTCCGGTGTAGCACCACCGTGGATTGGATGGTTTCAGGCTGTAACGACACGCACCAACTTGTTGCCTGCTATTTATGATACCCACGCTCACAGGCTGGCGAACTATCCCGCGGCTAACTATACCGGGCTGTTTTTCTACGAAACAGACCGCACGGTAATATATGGCTCTATCAATGGAAATTGGGCTTATCTGACTGGCACTGGCTTCTTTACCCAAGCGGCCTTGCCAACCGACCTGGGGGTCAATGATGCCGGCTTCCTCGCGGCAGTGTCGGATTACGGGCATATTCTTCAATGGGGCGGTGGCGGCTGGGGCTGGGGGCCTGGCGAAGGCAAGAACCGCAAGATAGAGCTATTCACATCTAATCCTGGCGTCGGCTGGCATATCTGCGATGGATCCGCGGTGTCTTATCTGATCTCCAATGGGGGCACGGGAACCGAGACAGTTCCGAATCTTGTTGGCAACCCATCTTATATGAAGGCTACGGGCGCATATGGTGGCGGCACCATAAACCTAGCCGGGATTCCCCAGGTTCCAAGCGAGAATACTGGCGGCCCCAGCGCAACGACAGTTGTACAAAGCGGCAGCGGGGCCACGGTGGCGTCCTCCACGCATACCCATGTAGTTCCAGCCGAGGCTACCACGACAGCTACAGATCCAGTGCAGAATATCACGATGTTGGCTTATTACAGGCAATAACTATGTCACCAAGCGGCGGAAGTCCAGGCATTCTCGGAGACATCTTCAATTTCTTGGGCGCGGGGCGAGCGGCTGGCGCGGTATCGGATGCGGCTGTTGCGGCAGAGCACGGCGTATTGGGCGCCAATCAAACTGCCGCCGGAATGGTTGGCGATACCCTGAACCGCAACTCCAATGCTGTCATTGGGGCGCAGGGACAGGCCATAGGCGATGTTTCCAACTATGGGAACATAGCGCTGAATTCGCTGGGCGGAAACCTGGGAACGGCTGAAGGAAACATCAATCCTTTCATTCAGGCTGGCCAGGCCGGTGTGGGGACTCTGCAAAACTACGCACAGAGTAATCCGCAGTTCAATCCATACACGTTTGCGCCCCAGCAGGGACAGTATCAGGCCGCGGTCGGCAATCTCGGTAACTTCGTAGGCAATCAGTCCCAAAATCCATTCAGCTTCGCTCCCACGATGCAGCAGCTTGCTGCCACGCCTGGGTATCAGTTCGCTTTGCAGCAAGGCGAAAATGCGATTCAGAACCGGAATTCCGCCAGCGGCCTTGGGAATAGCTCGAATCAGAATCTCGATGCAGCCAAGTACGCAACAGGATTGGCCTCCGAGACCTATCAGAATGAGTTCCAGAACGCGCTGAATACCTACAATACTAACGAGCAAGCGGGGCTCGCCAACACCACGGCCGCTGTCGGAGCGGCAGGCGGCCTCTACAACAGCGCCTTCAACAATTCCTTGAACGCATTTGGGGAGAACCAGAACGTCACCGCCCGAAACCTCGGCCTACTTACCAATGCCGGCCTTACTGGAACCGGGCAGGCGAATCAGGCCCTACTTGGATTCGGCCTGCCGGCGGCTCAGGATATTTACAACACCGGGCTATTCGGCGGAAACACCATCAACTCTAATGCGCTGTTTAACGCGGCGCAAGGCCTGCAAGGAACCGAGTTCCAGGGCAACCTCATGCAGAATGCGGCGCAGCAGGCCGGCGGATTTGCGCTTGAAGGCGCTGGCGCGAATGCCCAGGGAATCCTGTCGCAATACAATAACCTGGCTAGCGCCGGTAGTACTGCGTTACAAGCTGTGGTGCCATTTCTATGAGTACTATTTCAGGCTTCAATTCGTTGATGGCTCAGGCCTATAACAACCCCACTACGCAGATTGAGAACGCGCAGCGTCAGGCGGCCATCAATGCGGCCCAGGTCCAAGCACAGCGGGAACAGGCCAGCATTCCGCTGATTCAGCAGCAGACCCAGGCGGCGCAGCTTGAGAATCAGCAGCGGCGCATTCAGCTTAACGATATGCAGGGGATCTCAGCTATTTACGCCAAGCACGCGGATGACGATTGGACCGACCCAAAGACGCAGGAAGCATTCAATGCTGATCTGGCTAAGAGCCCGGTATCCTGGGGCGGCCGGCTGGATTACCAGAATAAAATGCTCCAGTTCCAGCAGGCCCATCTTGGCTTAGATGAGAATCGGTTAAAGCTGGAAGAGGCAACCAATGCGCGGGCTTATGAAATCCTATCAACCTTCAAGAATGCCCCCGATGCCACCAAGCCACAACTGTGGGCGCAGTCTTCAGCGCCAGCCCTGAATCGCCTGGGTGTGGGCCAATTTGACCCAACCAATCCCCCGTTAGGCGTGGCCCTCGATTCCATGATAGGGAACGTTGGGCACCAGAAGGCCATGCTGGAAGAGGCCAAGACGAAGCAGGAGACGAAAGGCTTAGCGGCTACTCAGGCCGAGACGGAAGCCAAGACTGTCGGAGAAAATCTCAAGAATCAGCTTGAACAAGAGCAGATCAATCACTATAAGACGCTGATGTCTGTTCCTGGGGCGCTTGAGGCGTATGTAGGTCGATCAGTTCCACGCCAAAATCAAGCAGAGTTCCAGGCTACACTCAGTGAAGCTCAGCAGCAGCCTGACCTGAAGGGGATTAACGAAGTTGTCGCCAAGCATGGGCAGAATATCCGGGAATTCGAGAAAACCAAAGCCCTTGAAACTGATCCGCAAATCCTTGCCATTCGTCAGAAGCAGCAGCAGGCCCAGGCGTCTTACCAAAATGCGCTACAGCAGGGCGATACGGCGCGTGCTAAGTACTTCGAATCGCTGTCGGATGTACAGCAGTCGGTGGCGACGGCGGCGACTATTCAGAAGGTTCTGGACCTCTCCAGGAGCGGTAACGCCATTGCGGGCTCACAGCTTAAGGCCATGGTGCCAGAGTTCACGAATGCGGTGCAGGATATTAAACGCATGGCTGCCAGCCAGGGCGATAAGAACTTAGGCAGTGCGCAAGAACATCTCTCCAGCGAAATCGCCAGCATCGCCAAGGGCAAGCCATTATCCGACTCGGTAATGAATGAGATTGCGCCCTATGTCCAGACGATTGCCAATGGGGCTACCGTGCGCCATAACGCTACTGTGGATGCGATCTCTAAGGCATACCCCAACTTCAGGGCTCAGCATGAGCCGCTGCCGTATGCATCTACCACGGCGCCGAGGGCTCCTGGGGCCGGACGCAAAGTGGGCGACAAGGTCACTCTCAAAGGCGGCAAAGAGGTTACCGTAACGGCGGTTCATCCCGATGGATCCTTTGATGCTCAATAGCCATGGCAACCGGACAATATACCGACGCTGATGCTGTTTCGCCGCCTTCGGCTGGCCGTTATACCGACGCGGATGTACTACCAGAGCAGTCTGTAGGCACTGCCGTTAAGGAATTCGGTCACCAGATGAATCCAGTGTCTATCGCTAAGGGGATCTGGCAGACCGTTTCCCACCCAATTGATGCAGCCAAGGCTTACCTGGAAGCCAAGCAGAAAATGGTCACCGATGCGGAAACGGCGCTTTCTAAGGGCGACTGGACCGGATTTGTACGCCATATGCAGACGGCGGCGCTGCCGATTCCAGGTATCGATACTGCGGTGGAGCAAGCCTCAAACAAGTGGGATTCTGGCGACAAAGCTGGCGCGCTGGGCGATGCGGCTGCACTTGTGGCACAGACGGCTATTGCATCCCAAGCGCCTGCCATCGGCCGCGGCCTGAAGGCTACTGGGGCTGGCATTGCTGCCGCGGCGCCCGATGTGGCGGCTGGAGGAGCCAAGGTTCTAGCCGGCGAAGCGCTGGCCAAAGTTCCCGGCATGGAGTTCCCGGCCAGGATCGGCCTAGGCTATCCCGGCGCGCGGCAAATCGGCAAGGGCATGGGCAAATTCGGGGAAGCCTTTGGCGAATCGTTATCGCCCACTCCAGCCAAAGCTTCGGCTGCAGCGCCGGCAGCAGGCGCGGCAGCGGCGGAAACCCTGGCTGACGGTTCCACGGTTCAGGATATCGCCCGTGGCCAGGGCATCAAATCCTGGAAGAATGCCACGGCAGACCAGAAGGCTGGCGCACAGAGCATCTTTGATAAGCTGAAAGCCACCGAAGCTGTGGCGCCAACATCGGCGGCGGGAGCCCCACCACCTAGCCCTACCCAGAGCGCTCCTCGCGCCCAACCCGCTACTGCGCAAGCAGCTACGCCAGCTTCCGCCGCCCCCACAGTAGTAAGCGCAACTCCGGCAGAAACCCCGCCACCGGAAGTAGTTAAAACGGCCAATCGTACCTTTGTGAAGGACTCTAGGCCATCGGCTGAAGACTACACACTGATGGAAGTGCCAACAGGCAAGATTGATGCCGGATGGAGCAAAGAAGGGCCAGCGTTTTATATCCCGCCAGGAGGCGGCGGGGCTGAGATTGGCGGACGTCTTGCACGTGCCCAAGAGTTCATCCAAAGCGGCACTCCCGTTGAAGCCCCGCGCGTTTCGATGGCCGAAAATGGGCGTATTGCTTTCGAGGATGGGCGCCACAGGTTCGCCGCCATGCGGGACGCTGGTGATCACACTGTAGGCGTAATGGTGCCGAATGAGCAGGTCGCTGATTTCCAGAGTTTAAGCAAGCCAGCCCAGGCGCCAGCGACTTCGCCAGCGGCTACGCCCGCATCTGAAGCCCCCAGCGTGCGAAGTTCGCCACATCAAGCTAACATCGAAGCCAAGGCCCAGCGTTTTGTAGACGCTACGGCCCAGCTATTCCGCGATCACCCGGCTACGGCTAACGCCAGCATGACACCGGGTACTCTTCGGCAGGCGCTTGCAGCGGGCGGCTATATCAAGAATACGGAAGTCTTCCCAGATGAGTCCTGGCCGATGATTCAGCAAGGCATTGCGAATTTGAAGGCAACGCGGCAAACGATCCGGCCGCCGGCGGGCTTTTCGATGGGGAACATGGGGACGAAGTTCTAGGATGCCACGATGCCAGATGAACTGCGGGAGGTCCTTCAGCGGCTTACAGCCCTTGAGGTGGAAATGCGGAATCTGAAAGAACGATTGAACAGGGGCATATCGCACTGGCAGTTCCTACTTCTGCTGGCGGCCTCCGTGGCCAATGCGGCAGCGCACTGGCTACACAAATAATATCGCAAAGTTTACAACTGTAACCCAATTTCCCCTTGACAGTTCGCCCCCATGAGTGAAAGAATGTGCTTGGGACGAACAAATGAACAAGGGATCACAAGCCCAAGCAAGGCGGGAAAGAAGCCGGACTGACAAGGTGGTCCGGGTTGCTGATGACGTGTGGGAGCACGCCATGAAGCAATCAATCGAGTGGCGCGTAACCCTCTTCGAAATCCTGGATGACGCACTAAGGGGCGCGTTCAAGCTGCCTCCACGGGAGGCCAAGTAAATGGATGAATTTTCCTTAAGACAACGGGCCAGATGGCTTGTGAATGAGGCGGTACGGGGTGGTGGCTTGCGCAGGCCTGAAGTGTGCGAATCTTGTTGGTTGCCGGATCGCAGGCTATTGCATGGCCATCACGAGGATTATAGTAGACCGCTTGATGTTATCTGGTTGTGCGCGAAATGCCATAGCAGGCTACACGCCATGGATCGCCGCGAATCCGCAGATAACATGATGATCAGCATTCTAAAGGATAGAAGGGAGGCGAAGCATGTTTAAACCAACCGCGCGGGCGGCGAAATCGCAGCGAATAGTGGGCACGCGGGGAGCTAATTACCTTCTCGTGGAATGCGCCCATTGTGAATCCAGCCAAGTAGTGGACTGCGACGAGGACGGCTCGGGATCGATCGAACTCTGGCCCTGCGAAGGTAGCCCTAATTGTTCTGAGATGTTATGCGAAGACTGCCGCGCTATCTGTGACATTTGTGGCCTTTCTTCCTGTGCCGAACATCTCAAGCTACAGGAAGACGAGATGGTTTGCGAAATCTGCGCGGCCGAAGAGAACTCCGAAGACATCTGCATCGGGGCAGACCCACTGGAGGCAGCATGACAGCCCAAGAGATTTTGTCTGCCAGCCGTGGTGCGGTAGTCTATTTCGGCACGCATCCCTCTACGTATGAGGAACTTGGTAAGTCCTGGGCCTGGGCTGTTCTCTATAACGCTCAAGAGCATCTGGACGGACAAATACCAAGAGTTAGGACGGACTTCGGTCATATCTTCGGCTGGACGGAAGAATTCGAAGCCAAACGGGAGGCGCATGATTATCACCGATAGATGCGACTGCCCCACTTGCGGTAGCGAGAACGCGACCTTGACGCACTACTATCACTGCTGCGACTCCGAAACCGGCTATTACGATGCCGGAACGATCCTCAAATGCCCTGATTGCGGCGAGGAGCTACAGGACGAAGAGATAGACCGCGCATTTGCAGCACTGGAGGCCGAATGAGCCAAGCATTAACTGCCCCAGCCGCAGCCCTGTTCACTCCCGAACAGCTCGACTTGATAAAGCGGACGGTTTGCAGGGGCGCAACAGACGATGAATTGCAATTATTCCAGCATATCTGCCAGCGTACCGGGCTAGATCCCTTCGCCAAACAGATCTATGCCGTAAAGCGATGGGATAAGAAGCTTGGCCGTGAAGTGATGACTACTCAGACATCCATTGATGGATTCCGGGTCATCGCTGAGCGTACTGGACGATATGAAGGGCAAGACGGCCCCTATTGGTGCGGCGAAGACGGTATTTGGCATGATGTCTGGATCTCTGATCAGCCTCCGATTGCAGCTAAGGTTGGAACATTCCGTACTGGCTTTAGGCAGGCTCTCTATCGCATCGCTAAGTGGAGTGAATACGTTCAGACAAAGGATAATACACCAACTCAGTTCTGGGCACGGATGCCATCTAATCAGCTTGCAAAATGCGCTGAAGCCTTGAGCCTTCGGGCAGCTTTCCCGCAAGATCTTTCCGGCATGTATACCGCCGATGAAATGGGCCAATCGGAGAATCCAGCAGGATCAAAGGAAGCCGCCCAGGCCGTAGCAGAGCTAAAATTGGCCGCATTCAAGAAAGATCGGGAGCTAAAGGCACGGGTAAAGGCGGCGCAAAAAGAGATCCCTGAAGGCCCGGTATATTATGAGGAAGTCCCTGAAGAGCCGATGCCCAGTGAGGATGAGATTCCAGCTATTGATTTAGCCGCCCAACTTCGAGCCAGCATCGAAATGTACGGCGACAAAAAGCCCAAAAAGGGCGCCAAGACCGCCGGCCTGATTGACATGTTGCAAGCCTTCGGTGGCCTAAAGAAGCGCTTCGAAGCTATGGGGGAAGTAACAAACTACTACGGTGTACTTGGAGCTTGGGGAGTGTGCCATTCTAACGAATTCCCAGATACAGACGAAGGTAA